CAGCATAATTCTAACGTGATCACGGACGTTTCGGGTCCGCACGGACGGGTCGCACCGACCTTAAAAAAGTACCCGGAAATTGCATTTGAAGAGGGAAAGATGGACGAAAATCGTATAATAGATACATATACTCAAGCAGGATATACGGTAAGTGCAAGTAGTTTTCATACAAATGCGACTCGCGATTATCACACGTGGAAAGCGTTTGATGGTAGCATAGCAAATAATGCACACGCTTGGCTTTCGGGTTATGTATTTTCAAACGGTAGTGGTTATAATGCGATGAGCGACAATACCGGCGATGAGTTAACTGGGATCGTTGCTTCAAGTTCTGGAGGTGTTACCAGTAGACATGGTGCATGGTTACAACTTGAACTTCCATGTAAAATAAAATTATCCGAAGCTCGTTTATATGGAAGATACTATGTAGCATCTGATAGAATAGATGCTGGTTACATCTACGGAAGTAACAATGGTACTAGTTGGACGCAAATAGGAGAGATTTCTGCCAGTGGTATATCCAGCGGGAATCTCTCCACATATACAGATGTCGTCCCGTTAATTATTACGAGTACAGATACAACGAATTCTTATAAATATTTTATCGTTCAACCAACATCCTTAACACATTCTTCCAGATACGCTGGTATTGGACAGATGGAGTATTACGGCCACGAAGAATACACACCCGCGGGTGACCATTCCGTCGATACGACTTTTAAGTCCCGGTTTAATAACCCACAATTGACGGGTGTCCAAGTCCTCGTCGATGGTGCGACGGGGGTAGGAACGAACCAAATTTCAGGTGGTGCCGACCCTTCGGGGAACCAAGCGACGTACGTCACGGACGGTAAATATTGGACCCTTAACGGAACCCTAACCTCTAACCTTTCCGTAGAGGCCAATACCTTTTTGGAGGGTGACCAACCCCACGCGGTCTCCGTGTGGTTCAATTCTTCTAATTTGGAGGCGAACGTATCCAATACGTGCGTCTTCTCGATTTCGGATCAGGAACACCTCAACTCTGAAAACCTCGATCTCCAATCGAACACGTGGCACAACCTGACCTACGCGTACCAAGGTGAAGGTGGCTCCAGAGTCGCCTACCTGGATGGACGTAAGGTGGGCGAAGCCCAAGCTGAAGATACCTTCGGGGACTATCCACCCTTCGCGATGACGGGGTACTCACAGGGTGGGTATGTGGTGAGTGTGAGTAGTAATTATTCGACTGGAACACCCGGATCAGAACTCAGAGATTTTGGAGCTTTTAACGCAGCTGGAACTGGATATGGGCAGGCGTGGCTTTCTGGTAACGGTAATTATAGCCATGTCAATGGATCGTATACGGCTTCACCACAAAAACAACATCACACGGGTAGTGCATATGGTGAATGGTTACAGATAGAGATGCCTCACAGAATAAATGTGAGCTACTTTATTCTTCAAGGAAGACCAGAATCTGCGAACGGTAACCAAGGATTATACTCGTGTTTGAAAAATGCGGAAATATGGGGATCTGTGGATGGAACAAACTGGAATAGTGTAGTTTCGAGTGCGACGTTTGGCACATTTACCCCTTCGACACTCACACAACAATACACGATAACCGTAAACTCGACTAGTTTGTATAAATATTTTGCTATCATCGTAACGAACACGAACACACAAAATACTAACACAGGACTTACGTATGCGGCTATTGGCCAATGGCAAATTTTTGGCCACCGCGAGAATGACCTGGTCCGCCTTCCCGATCCCACGAATGTCTTGAAGTATCCGCACATTGCGATGACTGGTCCGGCTCAGAGGGGGTACACTACTCGTGGTGCTCAGTTAGAATTGAATAATAACGCATACGAATCACCTGCATGGAAAGCATTCAGGGGAACATTAGTAGATAACACTGACTGTTATTTTGGATTATACGTAGCGGGTACAGATTGGTATTATAACACAGATGGAACCTTTAACGATTCGAGTTATCCTAACGTAAGACTGTCCTCTCAAACACCTCGGGGTGATTATATAACTCTAGGTCTGCCTCATAAACTGGTATTAAATTCATTCGATTTAACACCCCGAAATAATTCCAGTCAAGGGTATAGATATGCCGCTAACGAATCTGCCGATTCCTTTGAAATTTGGGGTTCCAATGACAATTCTACGTGGTACCACATAAACACATACGATGATTCAACAGATCAACCTGCTAGTTTAACCACAAGAACATTTACCGTAAACTGGGCTAATTCTACTTCAACTCCAAACGTACCGACCGGATATAAATATATTGGACTAGTTGTGAAAAAGATATTTGCAAATTTACACTCCAATAACCGCCAAGTATTCACACTCGGGCGATGGCAACTCTACGGCACAGGTGTCGACTCCATCCCCATCCAGATCGGTGGCGGGAACATCGACAAGGTGGCGAACTTTAGGGTCTACGATAAGTTTATTGGGGAGGACCAAGCCCTCGAGATTTGGGATGCCCAAAAGGACGAGTTTGGGCGTGCGAAACCGCAGATGGTTCTTCAACAAGGAAAGTTAGGGATAGGCACGGATGCACCCCAAGGATCCTTGAGTGTGGCGGATGAACCTCACGTTCCGGGAGAGTTTCCTCCCGGGGCTATGACTGATAATAATACACATTTTGCGGGACATGGGACGTTTAAGGCGACTTCAGAATGGACTAGAGATTCGGCTTATGAACCTTTTGCGGTGTTCAATAAATATACACACGATACAAACGTCGTTGGACCACAGGATCGCATGTGGTGGTCTAGTATTGACGCGTTTACTGGTAACCCAGGTGTATTCAACGGTGACGCTACTAAAAATATAGGTGGATACACAGGCGTCGGACTTAAAATTGAGATGCCTTACAATATACTATGCAATCGCATTGATCTGTATCCTAGAAATCCATATGGAGATCCACCATATTCACAAAATCCACGTGCATTTAAGTTTATAGCGAGTAAGGATAATGAATTTTGGGATTTATTACATGAAGAAACAAATTTTGTGGATAGAGGGGGTACAGCTCACCCATTTCATATCACCACTACACAGTATTACAAATATTTCGCGATCATCGTAACGGGTGTTGCGGGTAACACTACACTTGTATCGTTCGTAGATTTACAATTTTTCGGCACCCGTGAGCAGGGTCAATCCGTCCTCCACGATGGCCAACTGACCCTCACAAAATCGTTAAATGTTCCCCGAATTGGGCCGCCTCTCGACGCGGACGATACACCCCGTCGGGACCGGCTCGTGGTGGAATACAATACCTCGACCAACCCCACCTTCGAGGGGGCTGTGCGGGACACGAGTGGGAGGGGGAATGATGGCGTGTTCTATGGTGGGGTATCCTACTCAGGGGTGGGGAAGGCTTTGGAGTTTGAAGGGGACGGTTCGAATGATTATATTACATCAACAATAAATTCATCTATTACAGGTGAATTTGTTCATTCATTTTCTATTTGGTTAAATTTTACAGCCCTAGAAGGTTCTTATGATTATCCGATTTTTATTGGTAGTGTCGGTGCATTAAATCAGACATCCATTTTACGTACAAGCGGTGGTTCGATTGGTCCAAGTTTCGGTTCAGGGTATAACTTGTTTACCAGTTTCGTTCCAAATACAGGTCGGTGGTATCATATGGTTGTTGTATATCGAGGTAGCGCAGTAAATGCAACAAATGTTGATTATTATATCGATGGAGTTAAACAATCAATCACTGGCACGGGTACAGGAACGTTAGCTATAGACGACAATGTGTTATCATTAGGTGACAACCCCGGTGGAGGCAACCCTTTCAAGGGCTCCATCTCCAACTTCAAACTTTACGACACAGCCCTCACGGCCCAAGAGGTCGAGAAACTTTACGATATGGGTCGGTTAGGAAACGGGTTATACCCACTTCACATAGATGCACCCGTACATATAAAGGGTCCTTTATACGCACCAGGGACTATACTTAATATTACACAAAGTTTTTATGATGGCGGAATGGTAATAACGTCGGGTAGTTTGCAAGATGTTTTTACTACCGAATGGGTTTCAATGCGAAAAAATAGTAAAGTTGAAGTAGATCTTTCCGTACTGTATCGTAACGATGGTACTGGCTGGGGTGGTATGTATTTAGTGGCTTGGTTTATGGTGGACGTACCCGTCGGTTCAGTTGCAGCGAATACATGGGTTGCTTACATGACACCCGGTTATCACATGGACTATGTCCAGGAAATTCCCGAATACGGAAACACTTCGTATTTACCGTTCAATATTCCTACAGATTTTAAGATACGTTTTAAGTTACAAATGAAACCGTATAACTCTGGTACATCGTTATACATCAATCGAGCTCATCATTTGCATTTTGAAAATGGTTTATTTGCTAATTTAAAGCAGTTCATACCCATAACGACTAAACGGTATGAGCAAAGCAGTAACAACACTTACTATAACGGTCACACAGGTGGTACGAAATTTATCATAAAAGAAATTGCTGGGTTATAATATATGTCGATCGATCAGGTATTGATAGAATTTTACCCCGGTTGTGAATGGACGTTGAGAGGTTCAGAAATAGAAGATCTTGAGTGGTTTAGTGATGATATCCCAAAACCAACCCTCGAAGAATTAACAGCTAAACAAGAAGAACTCGTAGCGGTGCAACCCTTAAAGGATCTCCGCAAAGAACGTGATACCCTCCTCACCAAAACGGATAAGTACGCTCTTCCCGATTGGCCACATGAATCCCTCGCGAAACAAACGGAGTGGCTCGACTACCGCCAAGCCCTTCGTGACCTTCCTTCAAACACAGAAGATCCAGCGAACCCGGTTTGGCCCACTGTTCCAACTGCATAGACCCCACACCTAATAACACGTAAATCATTTCTTACGTTATATTAGATGTCTATCAATAATTT